TTTAATAAAGTCTTTAATGGTATTCTTATCTACTTTTACAACTTGCTCTACTGTTTTGTATATAGCAGGTATCTTTTCTTCATCTTCTATGACTAAGCTACCTGCTGACTTTCTTATACTTATATTTCCTAAAACTGTTTCTACTTTTTTAGTACCAAGTAATTCCATACAGTCTTTTATATTGCTTTTTAATCTATCAAGAGTATTCTTTTTGACCCTTTTTAACTCTTGCAATCTTTTAATCTCTGAATCTATAGAGTTTATATCACTGTCAATGTTTAATATTACTGAAACTATCCTAGTGTTTTTATTTTGTATCTCTTGTTTTATTATTTCTTTTATTTCCTCTAGTTTTTCAGCTTCATTTCCTGTTGTTTCTGTTAAACCTTCTTCTATTTCTAATAAATCTGTAGTTAATTCATATAAAGTACTCATAATTTCCCTCCGTTTATGCTATAATTAGCTTAATTAAATTTTTTAATATTTATTTGAATTGAGCCATTGCTGTGGCTCTTTTCTACATTATTTGAACTGTTATGGGTCTATCTGTTTCAAATTCTTCTCTCATTAGCAGTTCTTCTGCTTCTTCTGTATCTCTTTCTATCCTTTTGTACTCTGCATATGCTTCATGCTTAATTCTGTCTTGTTCATCTGTTGTAAGACTTCTATCTGCCCATGCTCTTTGTACTATATCTAAATATATTAAGTATTGTGCTTTTCTGTATTTTTCTATATCTTTGATTAATTCTTGTCTACTCTTCATTTTCTAATCCCCCTATTGATTCAATTTCTGAATTTAACATAAGCAAAATATCCTCATATGCTCCTAATTCTTTTTCATCTGCTATACACTTATATCCAATTGTTTTTTTTAAATTCTATCCTCTCACTTAGAGCCTGTATTTTGTATTCTAAAAATCTTTTGGTTACTTCCATATTCAATCCCCCTTAAAGTTCAAGTCCTCTTTGCTTACATTCTTCCATATAAGTTACACACTCTATATAAAATCTTGGTGTAGGTACTTTCTTATGTCTTATACAAAATCTTAGAAACCATCTTAGATTCAACTAAATCACCCCCTTTCTCTTTTTCATTACATCTCTATCTTTTAGTGCATTTTTCATTACGTATTCTTCAAAAGAGATTAAATCTATCCTATATGAATTACCTATAGGAATTACAGTATAATGGTTTTGTGCCATTGCTTCCCTTATCATGTTTCTCGCAGTTGCATCTGACACTTTTAAGTACTCACGAAATTCTTTTACTGTAACTAAATCCATCCTCTTTATTTTTTCTCTATCTAAAAACATCTTGATGATGTCTGTTGTATCATCTCTTTGCATTAATTCTTGTACTAAGTCTTTTGTGTCTATGAATTGTAATGCTACACTCACTTTTATCTCACCCTTTCTATCTTCCAGCTAGTTTATCTAATGTAACGTCTAAATAGTCAGCTATTTTTATTAATGTATCTATAGTTGGATTTTTATTTTCTCCTCTTAAAATCGCATATAAATTCCCTGAATCTACGCCTATTTCTTTTGCTAATTTCCATGCTTTTAAATCTCTATCTTTTAAAATTTTATTTATGTTGTCATTAATTGCCATTATTTTCCTCCTTTGATATACTATATTTGTAGGATAAATCCTATAAATATATGGTTAGGTGGTGCACACATGTTAGACAGTAATTCAAAGAAAATACTCTCTTTTTTAAAACCTTTTGCTATTGAAAGCGACCACATTGATTTTAGTACAGAACAAATACACGAAAATTTACCATCATTATCTTTAAATGAAATTGGAAAAGCCATAAAATTCTTAAATGAAAATAATTATTTAATTTCAAGAAATTGTATAGCCTCAAAATATCCAATTGTATGGGATGTTACAAGCAAAGGATTAAATTTCGAAGAATTTGAACCTAAGAATCAATCGCAAAATATAAATCAAACTTTCAATATTCAGAATATGCAAAACTCTGCTGTTGGTAATACTGGCTCTGTGACTATAAATAATGGTATTGATTTCTCTGATTTAAGAGAATTTATAGATACTAATAAAAACCTTACTCAAGCAGAAAAATATGAAGCTCAAAGCATAGTTGATTTAATTGAATCAACATCCGAAAATAATATTCCTTTAAAAAAAGGTTTTTTATCTAGATTTGGTGATATTCTGAATAAACACCCTGATTTGGCAATGCTTATCGCTCAAACACTTCTCAATCGCTTCTTAATTCAGTAAATTTATTTTGTAGTTAGATATATGTCTAACTACTTTTTTATAATTCTGATAAGAGTTTGCCTTCTCCAGCAATTACTTTATTAAATGCTTCTTCTAAGTTTTCATATTCTTTTCTTAGATAAGCTGGATAATTACCTTTTACATCAGATAGTGAATATGCTAAATCTTTTTGTGTATCTATAAGAAGGTTTATTCTCCATTTTGAAGAATAAAATTCTGCCATTTTTTCTTTATTCAATTTAATCACTCCTTTTTAAAATATTCTGTATTTAGTTTTCAAAGTAACTTAATTGCTTGTATGGTCTCTCTGACTTTATAACTCTTATGCAATCATCTATAATCTGTATTAAATTATTAGATGTATCAAAATCTATATCTTCCCACTTCTCAACTCCAAGAATTAGGAATAATCTCGCTTTCACTTGGTTATATTCTTTATTTGCTTTGTCTATATCGAGTCTATTCTTTATGTATTTAGAATACTGTTGTTTCTTAGAACAAGTTATCTTACACAACTTTTTATATTCTTTTATTGTTCCTTTTAAGTCTCCTATAGTTCCTGTAAGTTCTGTTATTACATGCTGTTGTGCTTGATATTGACCAGTTTGTCGAATAGTTGGAAGCACTTCATCAAATACCCAACTCTCAAACTTTTCTGCGTTTGGAAGATTTGAACCTACTATTAATCGGTAAACATCACCTTCAGTTATCAAAGCAATCTTAATACCGTTAATTTTAAACCCCTCGTGTTTCACTACCCCTTTGCAATGTCTTAAAATTGCATCATTGGTATTTTTATAACCTAAAGACTTTGCAACATCTTTTCCTACAAAGTAAGGCTTATTATCAATCTCTGCCATTCTTATTTGACCAAACTCCATCTTTTCAAATATTTGTAAGTTATTCATACTTATTAACCTCCTGTTCATCTTTTAAGTCCTGTAAATCCTCAAATTCTTTCCATAAGATATTTATTATAAAAGCATTTTTACTTAATCCTTTTCTTTGAGATTGTCTATGTAACTCTTCATTTAATTCGTCTGGCATTCTAACAGTTACTCTCTTTTTTGCCGTCACTTTTGAACCACCTCCTTGTTTATTATATTATCATTGCGTCACCTTTGCGTCAATACTTTTTTTGAAAGAATTTACGTGGTATAATAGTGACATCATTTAGACTTAAGGAAGGTGCTATATTTATGCCATCAAAATTACCTAGATACACACTTAGAATAGATAACAATTTACTTGAAAAAATCAAGTATATAGCTGAAAGTGAAGGTCGTTCTGCCAATAAAGAAATAGAACAATTAATTAAAAAACATGTTGAAAGTTATGAAAAAATAAATGGCAAAATTAATGTTTAAGTTAATAAAAATTAAATATTTTTTAAATTCTTGCTAATCACTGATAGTATGTACTCATTTACTGACATACCTTTTTGATTAGCTTTTTCTTTGCACTTATTATATAATTCTTCTGTAATACTCAAAGTATATTTCTTTTTATTACTCATGTAGTCACTTCCTTTTCAAAATATTCTGTATTTAGTTTTCAAGGTACTGTTATGATTTAACTTAACATTGATAATTGTTCTTCTTCTTCCTTTAATAATCTTTTTAGAATGTACTCTTGACCTTTTCCTGTAACTCTTGTTGTTCTATAGGTAAATACACCTGTTGATGTCTCTCTAGTACCTTCCACAGTTTCTAAATAACCTTTTTCCACTGCAAATTGTTTTGGTTCAGTTGAATTTTTAAATACCAAACCCCATACTCTTAATTTTTCATATAATCTTTTTTCACCAATTATTATTCCATTACTTTTAGAGATTACTTTTGCTACCTCTCTTACAAGTAAACTATTTTTTGAAGATGCTATTTGATTAATAAATCTATTTTTTTCTTCCAATTCTCTATTTTTACTTTCTATTTTTCTTTGAGCTACTTGTAATGCTCTTGCCATAATTTCATCATCTGACATATCTTCTGTTGTATGTATATATCCTCCAGTTTTACGTATTGTTGGTAAAACTTCATCAAATACCCAACTTTCAAATTTTTCTGCATTCGGTAGTTTACTATTTACAATCAATCTATACATATCACTTTCAGGTATTGCATTTACTTCTAATACCTTATTTTCATTTTGCGGATGAGGTATGTAACTTTTTGTTACCCACCTACAATGGTCATTTATTGCTTTACTTGTGTTTGCATACCCTAAACATTTAGCTATATCTGTTGCAACAAAATATGGTTTCTTATCAACCTCAACCATTCTTATTTGACCAAATTCCAATTTTTCAAATATCTGTAGATTATTCATATTTATTCCTCGCTTTCTACATTGAATTTATTTTCTTTTTTTATTTTCTCAATAAACTCCCAACATGCATCCACAATAATAGAATTTTTACTTTTTCCACATTCTTTGGCTATATTCTGTACATATTGATTTAATTTTGGGACGAGCCTTACAGTCATTCTTATTTTTTCCATTCTTATTCCTCCCTTCATTATGACACTGATTTACTGTCTATACTCATTATATTGTGACACTGATTTACTGTCAAGACTTTTTAAAATATTTTTTGTATAATGTCATTAAGGAGGTGTCAAAATGACTACTATCACTGTAAGAATATATACACCATTAAATGAAAATTTAGAAAAAATTTCTTGTCAAACAGGTATTCTTAAATCTTCACTTATTCTATACGCTATTAATGACATTATTAGAAATTCAAAAGTTAATGAACTTAAATCAGTCTCGTATAAAAGTGATGATAGCGTTCGTTCTACTCTTAGGATTCCTAGTGTTCTAAAAGAGTTGCTAGAGAAAACAGCTAAGGAAAATAATTTATCAGTCAATTCTCTAATAAATAATGCTGTGCATTCATTTTGCATATCTCATTGGTTAATTTATCTTTGATATATACAACCAACACGCAATTATTACAATAGATGCAATAGGCATTCCGATTTCCCTACTTAAATCTATCAACGCTTTGTACAAGTCCTCTGGTATACGAAGCGTTGTTTGCTCGTGTTTCAATTCAATCACCTTCTTAGCACTATTACTATTTGTAATAGCCTCTTTTTCTTTATTTCTCATATACTTGCTCCTTTTAAAATTTTATATTTAGTTTTCAAGGTACTGTTATGTTTTAACTTAATTCTTACTTAAATCACTTGATATTCCATATTTTAAAGCCATATCTTTTACAATAGCCACATACCCCTCTATTAGCTTCTTATCATCTTGTATTACATCTAAATTGTTAACTTTCTCTCTTTTAGATTCAGATACACCTTCTTCTGCCATTTTTCTTCTTTTATTGATTAATCTTCTATGTAGGTCAACTCCAAATCTCTTATTTAATAATTCATAACTTTCTGTTCTAAGCATATTTATATGTTCAAAACCACCTTGTTTTTTTGCTATTCTTGCAATTAGTTGATGTGTATTTGTTCTCCAACTATTTGAGTCTAATGAAACTACATCTTTTATTGTTTCAACCTCTGTCTTTGCTTCTAAAGCAATGCTATTTGCTTGATTAACTTGAAGTCTTAAATCTTTCATTTCTTTTAAACTTTCTATTAATACATCTTCTATACAAGTTGGCTTATGTTGCTTAACTTTGAAATATGTTTCTTCTAAGTTATCAAACTGCTCCCAAGCTTTATCAGTGTCCAATATTTTGCAGTGTCTATTTGCTCCTCTTTCAGTCCAAAGATATAATTGACTAGAATGTTTTGAAACCAACTGACTATTAGTAGGTTGGTTTTTAAACTCTTTGAGATACTCGCCTTGCAATAAAAAATAGTGTATATTTTCCTTAAATCTATCTTTGTTTCTGTTAAAATTAGCTTGTATATTATTTACATCAGTTTCATATACATCTGCTAGTTGCTGTGTAGTTAAAACTCTTTCGTTATTTCTTTCTATTACTTGTAAGTTATTCATTTTATAATCCTCCTTACATCACTTTAAGTGATATTATTGTTTAAAAAAAATGTTCATATCTTCATTTGGGAATGTATTTTTAAATTTCTCCAAAAATCCTCTTCCTGGTTTTTTAAAATTTCCTTCTATCTTTGAATAATAAGACTTAGATATGCCTATTCTTTCAGCTAATTGCTTCTGGGTTAATCCTAAATTTTTTCTAAACTTTGATAACTCTTTCATGTTACACCTCGCCTTCACTATTTGTGATAAATTAATAATATCACTTTAAGTGAATATAGTCAAGACTTTTTATCTCTTTTCGTGAAGTTTTTTAAAAAAAGATTTATTTGTATCACTAACAGTGATACAATCGTAGTATAAACATTACAAGGAGTGATATTATGTTTTCTAATAGATTAAGAGAATTACGAAAGCAAAAAGGTTTAACACAAATGGAATTGGCAAAATTATTAAATTGTTCTTTGAGTAAAATTGCAATGCTAGAAACAGATAAAAGAGACCCTGTTAAAGAAGATTTATTAAGATTTTCAGAAATTTTTGATGTATCCATTGATTATCTTTTAGGAAAAAATAATCTAGACTTAAATCCTCAATTAAACAAAGAAATGGAACAAGCTTTACACAAATTATATTCCTTAGATGAAGAGAACAGAAAAGCAATAGAGAAAATTATTGATAATGCTTACTATAAAATAATAAATGAAGAAAAATAAAAGAGCTTTTCACACTCTTTTATTTTTTTTATTATCAGCTTCATAATTGATTAATTTTATTATATATTCATATTTTTGTGGTTCTGTTTTAAATATCATCTCTAACTTATATTTATTAATCTTTAAATACTCGTCTTTCTTCAATTATACCATCCCCCTATTGCAAGAACTTATGTTCTTATTTTTAGTTAAAAACTCCCAATAAATTTTCAGTAAAACTTATGTAATTATACCTTTTAATTTCTAGAAATGTTTTCCGATTATTCAGAATTGTCTTAGATAATTATCTTACTTACATAATAATACTTTTGATTTGTTCTTGCAATAAAAAACCCGTAATTGTAATAAAAAAATCTATTTTTGTAGAATGATGGATGTTTTTTCCATTCATATATATTATTAATCGAGCTTTTTATTATATTTTTTTATTAAAGTATCTTTTTATAATATTTTTTATTATTTAATTTTAATATTTTTATTTTACTTTTTATAACCTGTAAATATAGTATTCTTTTTAAAACTACTTAATTCTATGTTTTTTCCCAATATACATAGTATTTTTGCAGAAAATTTTATATACTTAAATTGTTATTATCATAAAGTAGAATACACTAGAAATTAATTAAATACAAAAGGAGTAATTTTTTATGAGCATTTTGAATCTATTTAGAAAAAATAAAAACAAAAATAATATTGATTTCAATGAAAAATCAAATAAATCAAAACAAACTTCTAATAACACTATGACACCTTCACAAGAATATAATTCTATTTCTACTCATAATGTAGAAGTAAAAAATGAAATTAATAAAGTATTGAATGTAAGTTATAATGATACAACAAATTTATATGAATTAGAAAAACAAGCAAGAGAAAAATCAGATGCTTTATATGATATACATACTAATAGTATTAATAAGTTTAACCCACAAAACAATATATTAGAAACAGATACTAAACCACTTACATCAATAGAAAAATCTTTCCTAAAATACATAATTGGAGAAAATATATACGAGCCTTATATAGCAACCTATTGGACATATGAATATAATATTAACTATTCATATTTAATTTCTAAGTTTTTCAACATGGATTATCTTAAGATTTCAAATTACATTGAAGACCTTACTAAGTTAACAGTTTCGGAATTGAAAGAAATATTAAAATCTAATAATATTAAATCAACTGGTAAAAAGGCTGAATTAATAGAAAGGATAGAAAAAGAAATCTCATGCAAAGATTTATCTAATTTTTTTAATAGCTCCAACAAATATTATGCTTTAACAGATAAAGGAAAAGAACTGTTGAAAGATGTGCGTAAATCTGTTACTAAAAATACTGACCTAGAAGACCAGTGTTTAGAATTAATTTATATTGATAAATATGAGGAAGCATATGACTTAATTTGTAAATATGAATCCTCTAAAAATATCCAAAGAGGAATTAATATAAACTGGGAAAATCATAAAATTACACCTATGAAAATTGAGTCTTACAAAGCCATAAAGGAATTAGATATAAATTTAAAAGACACACTTTTAGATAACATAATTAAATCATCCTATATACTTTGTGATATGTTAGGAAATAACTCCAAAACTTCTATATTAGTAAAACGTTTGGCAGGAGAAAAAATTGATAATATCGAAATTAATAATGCTATAAATAGTATAAATGATGTAATATACAATCACTCTACTATAACATATAACGCAAATGATAGTATTAATAATAAAAATTTACATTATATGGATATTGTTAAAAATAACAAATCAATACCATTCGAAGTTAATAATAAAAATTACAACTTCAAAATTAATGAAAATGAAATCTACTTTTTTAATATACTTAAAATTAAAATGTACGAAAATGAATTAAAAAATAATTTTGTCTTTGATAGAATGTCAGATGGAGCATTTAATGTATTTGATACTTCAGACAACTTCATTGGTAAAGTTAAATTGCAAGGTAGAAAAAAATGGATAATGTACATGAAAAATGAATTTGGTTCAGAACATATTTATGGCGAATTAATTCACTTAATCGATGGTATTGATGCTTGGATTAAATATTCAAAGGAGTATCTAAAATAATAAAAGAGCTACTTAAAATGATTAAAACTAATTTTAAGTGGCTTTTCCTTATGCTCAAAATACTGATAACATACTTTTATAAGAATGTTATATTATTTTTCTAATTTCTGTTAACATACCTTTATAATCCAACTAAATTCTTTTAAATAACTACCATTTTGTTTTATTTTTACCTTTTTTTGCAAATATATGGAAATTGCACATAAAATTTTATATACTTAAATTATTATTATCATAAAGTAGAACAAAAAATAAAAAAGGAGTTTTGATATGAACAATGAAAATGAACAGTTAAAAAGTGATTTACTCATCAACGATGAAAAAATCAAAAATCTTAATTTCAAGATACCCTGGTATTATTCTTTATGGACTATATCCATACTAATTCTTTCTACGTTTTCAACATACTCTATATCATTTATAGTTGCAATAATATTCTTATTTAAAAGAAATAAGATAATGAAAAAACATAAAGATAGCATTAGTATACTATTATCTGATGTCGAAAAAATCAATAATAAATATATTTTATTAAATGATGAAATTAAAATGAAAGAAAAACACTTTGAAGATTTATGTGAATCAAATGAAAATAAGTTAAAAGAATTATCCGATCTATTAGACAAAAAGAAAGTTGAAATTGATAAATTTGATTCAGAAAACCAAGATAAATTTAAACTTATCGAAGAACTAAAAATAGAAAAAGAAAGACTTGATAATCTTATAAAAGATAAAAATATACTTAAAGATAATATTAATACTTTAAATTCTCATTTAGAAGAATTAAAAAATGAAAGGGAAGAGCTTAGAGATATAAACACAACTTTAAAAAATAAAAAAGAAGAACTAAAAAGATTATCAGAAGAATTAATACAGACTGAAGATGAGGTTCTGCTTCAATCATTTGGATTATATAATCCAAAATATGATTTTGAAAACTCTGATGAATATATGGAAAAATTAAAAGAAATAAGAGAAATGCAAAAACTATTAATAAGAAATAAAACAGGTGTAAAATATTCTGATTCTTGGACTGTTGATGGAAGTGTTCAAAAAGGTAGAACTATGACTAATCAAAATATTAAAACAGCTCTTAAACTCTTCAATAGTGAGTGCGACATTGCTATGTCAAAAGTTAGTTTTAAAAATATTGATTCTATAGAAAAAAGAATACGAAAAGCATTTACTGATACAAATAAATTAAATACTTCAAATAAGGTTTCTATAAAAGAAAACTATCTTAATTTGAAAATAGATGAGCTTTATTTATATTATGAATACCTTCAAATGAAAGAAGAGGAAAAAGAAGAACAAAGAGCTTTGAGAGAACAAATGAAAGAAGAAGCTCTTGTTCAAAAAGAAATTGAAAATCAGAAAAGAAAACTAAAAAAAGAAGAATTACAATTCAAGAATGAATTACTTAGACTAAAATCAACTATCCCAGAAGATGAAAATGATAAATTAGAATGGGAACAAAAAATTAATTCTATAGAAGAAAAACTAGCTTTGCTATCAAAAGATTTAGATGATGTATTAAATAGAGAACAAAATACAAGAGCAGGACATGTATACATAATCTCCAATATTGGTAGTTTTGGAGAAAATATATATAAAATAGGAGTAACTAGAAGATTAGACCCAACTGAGAGAATAAATGAATTAAGTAGTGCATCAGTTCCTTTTAAATATGATATACATGCGACTATATTTAGTGAAGATGCACCTAAATTAGAATCAGCTTTACATAAAGCTTTTGATAATAAGAGAGTTAACAAGGTAAATAATAGAAAAGAATTCTTCAAAGTTACGCTTGATGAAATAAGAACAGAAGTTGAGAAAAATTTCGATAAGACTGTGGAATATACAAAATTGGCAGAAGCACAAGAATATAGACAAACGTTAAAAATACAAGAATTAAATAAGAAATTAGCTTAAATATATTCAAACAATTATAATTTAATAAAATATTATTTTTGAATATCTGTACAAATTTGTGATATAATAATAGCAAGGAGATAAAATTTACTTTGTAAAAGGTGAATTTCTCTAATTGATTAGAATTTAAAAGTTATTTCTTTAAATCACCCTTATTGGCGTTTGGGTGATTTTTTATTTTCTCGTAAATGTAAGCTGACACAATTCCAGCTACTATACTCAATAAAAAGTTAATTAACATATAAATTCACCTCCTTCCTATATTGGAATTTGGCGTTTATACGAGAAAATCACCCTTAGCTTTTCAATTTTATTTTCCTTGCTACAATTATTATATCATATAATTCTTACATATTTTACCTATATATTACTTTTTTATTCATCCATATATCTCTGTATACATCTATCTATTATCGAATAGTATTTATAACTTAGATTTGATATAATAAAACAAGAGCTATTCAATATATTTTAAACATGAATAATACTTATAAAGGGAGTGTACATATGAATATCAAATCAGCTTTTATAAGAAAAAGAGGGGAAAAATTTCATGTATATGTGGAGTACATAGAAGAAATGACTGGCAAGATAAAACAGAAAAGTTATGGGAGCTATGAAAAGAAAAAGGATGCTGAAAAACATTTAATTGAAATAAAATCTACTATAAATAGTAATAAGTTTATTACTCCAAGTAAAACCACTCTTGTAGAGAGGTGTTATAAATACATAATGTCAAATGAAAAAAATTGGTCTCCTTATACAGTTATAAATAGGAAATCTTGGGTTAAGAATTATATAGAACCTTTTTTTAAAGATACAAAACTTATAGATATAAATCCTGTTTTAATTCAAACTTTTATAAATACAACTTTTAATAATTGTACTTTTAGTAGCTCAAAGATAAGGTATCGTTTTATAAGTTCTGTTCTGAAAGAAGCATATAGATTAAGAGAAATAAATGAAAATCCATGTGATTTTGTAAAACTTCCTCATAAAGAAAATTCTTCTAAGATTGAAATATATAATAGAGAAGAAGCTTTATTGTTGATAGAAAAACTAAATAATAGTAACATAGAAATACCTATTTTACTAATGTTGACATTAGGTTTGCGACTAGGAGAAGCTACTGGACTTAGATGGACTGATGTTGATTTAAATATCGGCTCTGTAAGTGTAAGTCAAACACTTATATACGCTAATAATAAAATAGAATTTAAAGAACCTAAAACATCAAAATCAAGAAGAACATTGTCAGCTCCTGATGAACTAATAGAAAAACTTAAGATTGAAAAATTAAGACAAAATAAATTAAAATTACAAGGAATACTTAAAAATGAAAATAATTTAGTTTGTTTAAACAAAGATTATAATCCATTTTTACCAGCTACATTAAGAAAGTCTTTTCATAGATTTATTAAAAAAAATAACTTAAAAAACATTAGGATGCATGATTTAAGACATACAAATGCAAGTTTGCTTTTATTAGGAGGTACTAACATGAAAGTTGTTTCAGAAAGGTTAGGTCATACAGATATACAAATAACTATGAACAGATACTCTCATGTTTTAGAAGAAATGGATAAAAAAGCATCTGATAATTTAAGTAAAATATTATTCAAATAAATGATTACTGGCTGTCAGTTAAATGTCAGTTGAACCTAAAAAAATAGGTTTTGTCAGTTAAATGTCAGTCAGTTAATTTATAATAATTTCTTTTAAATATCGCTAAAACTACACGTTTTAACATTTATTTATACTTATTTATAAGTATTTATTATTATACTTTGGAATAGTTCCACCACTTAATGGATTCATTGCCACAACACCATATCCATTATCAACAGCATATTTGGCACCTTTTAGCCTATATGGAAAGTTTAATATATTTATTCCCATAGTTACACCTTCAAACTTATTTTCACTTAGAATATCTATAACCTCATCTCCTGGTTGATGAGATGAAAATACTATATGGTCTATCAATCCTTCTTCTTTACATTTCAATAATCCTTCATATTGACCTCCAGGTCTCATTGCTAGTTCGTAATGTTCCATCTTTCTAATATTCCAAACATGATAAAAATTTATTTTAGATACGCCTAATCGTTCTATTGATTTTTTTACAGCCTCTATAGCTTTTTCTGATGTATCACATGCTTTTGGCTTTTCTTTAGTTGATACATAAAAATCGGTCTTACCTTCCTTTATCATTTGTCTAAAGGCTAGTCCAAATATATCTTCACTTCTGTCATCACAATACCCTGGTGCTGTATCAAAGTAATTAATACCTTTTTCATACGCATATTTGACTAAATCAGCATTTTCTTGATTACTTTTTTCTAAATCAAACCTTAATCCTCCATAGCCAACTACTGAAACCATTTTCCCTGTCTTTCCATATTCAACGTATCTCAT